ATTCGTCTTCGAGCGCGACGAGAACGGGTGCCGTGCGACCTACACAGGCTGGTGAGTATTACTGGATTGCCAGAGTACAGTCCAGCGCAAGACCTGGCACGGTCCTCGCCGTCAACATGCAATGCGATGCTCCTTTTATCCCGACCGTAGCCGTTGACTGGCGGAGGGGTTATGCACATTTCTCAAATGACAAAGTTCGCTTTAACGAAGAAGGCGATGGCTACGTAGCTGGCGGCAATATCAGTTGGGATGCACAGGGAAACGCATCATTTGCTGGCAATGTAGATGCAGAGAGCGGTAATATAGGCGACTTTGTTCTTGACAATGGCGACCTCCGCGTAGGTGCTAATGTTATTTGGGATGAAGATACGCAGAGCGGCAACTACACCCTGCTTTCAAAGGGCAGGATGAGAATGAAGTCGATTTTGACCGAAGTGGTAAGCATTAAACTTGCTATGGGTAACAATGCTAACCAAGGCGATTCAAGAGCTTTGACAATAAGCCGTACAAGAATGGATGACAGTGCCGACTACATTCCAGCCGTCGAACTGACTACCAATACCTCGCCGTATGAAAGCCAAAACAACCAGATAGCACTAAGGACAACAGGTTTGAATGTCGCTAAGAGCGGTATTGCTTCATTCGGTCATATCCATGTCTTTAACTCTTCATCCTCTATACTCGACCTCAGTAAAGGCTGCGAGTGGCTGCTTGTTCCCAATAGCACAATTCAGAGGACTTTGTATTTGCCTACTCCATACGACATCAATTCACTGCTCTATGGAGAGAGCGATGCGCAGTTTGCACTAAAGATAATGCTTGTCAGCCACTATAGTTCAGGTATGGGCAATATCTTGGTTCGATTCCAAGACAGCAGTGCCTTGGGATTCATTAACCACGACGGAAGTGTTTGGCATGGTGCTACGGAGGGGGTAACTCTAACGAGAGGGCGTATGCTTGAGCTTCTGCTTGTCTACTATGCTGGTAGCTATTACGCACAACGATTGTCTGACACACTTTAACAAATAAACTAAGATATGAAACGAATTATCTACAACAATGTAATCCCGTTTCGCGGATTTAAAGCCATCTGTATCTGGCCGTTTATCTTTGTCCGAAGCAAGTATGAGGACGGCGGTATGTCTGACAAAGACATCAGGCACGAAACTATCCACTTGCGGCAACAGGCAGAACTGCTCGTCGTATTCTTCTACATCTGGTACATAGCTGAATGGCTATTCCGTCTTTTTCAAAAGGGCAACGCCTACAGAAACATCAGCTTTGAACGCGAAGCCTATGCGAACGAAAAGGACGATAACTATCTCATACAACGCAAGCACTACGCTTGGATTCACTACATCAAAAAACAAAAATAAAACTTTAAAAGAAATAAACTATGGAATTATCAAACGCTCTAAAGTCGCTACTTGCGACACTTGCTACAAAGACTACTGCCGACGCAAACGATGGCGTTATGCTTCTTGACCTTGTCGGACAAAGCCCAAATAACCCAGCGCCAAATGGTAAAATTACCATAAAGTCATTAGCGGCTACAATTAATGCACTTGGTGCTACGAGTTGGCATGGAGTAGATAATATTGCAAACATACGAGAAGCTGGAATGTACCTTTCAACACCAACAACGCTCAACAGGCCAGCAGACTACTATTACGCTGTAATGGCTTACAAATACGCACCAGACCCGACAAATATCTATCCTCTGTTTGCGATTGAGACAAACGGTGCTTCGGCATATCAGGGAGTTGTACGCGGAACAAATGTTGTATGGCACAAAGTTTCCTTTGACGTACCCGCTTTCTACAACTCCTACGCCAACCTTGCCGCACTTACCTCTGCCGTGTACAAAGGTCAGTGGTACGGAGATTGCACAACTGCTGCCGATACCGCTGCAAAGACCTGTACAATATCTGGTTTCCTTGCCGTTCCCACAAGCGTAGTTACCGTGCATTTCGCATCTGCCATCAATGTAGCAGCATCAGAACTCAACGCCACTACGGCAACGCTCAACATCAGCTCTACTGGTGCAAAGCCAATCAAGTATAAGGGTGTTCCCGTGCAGCCTGGAGTAGTTCGTGCTGGCAACCTTGTCACGATGCAATACGACGGCACTAACTACAACATTATCGGCATCGAAGGACTTGAATCAAGCGCAGTACCGAGCAACCTGTACGTCGATATGGGTCTGCCCTCTGGTACGCTCTGGGCAACGCGCAACGTTGACATCACGCAGCCAAACGGATTTGCCGCCAGTGAGTACCAGTACGAATGCTCGTTCTTCTCTTGGGGCAATACCGAGGGGCATAATCCGACGAGTACGTCATCATTCTCTCCCTATGATTGGGGTAATGCTAACGACGGCGTATATGCTTCCACCGAAGGCTCAAAGATTATGGGTCAACTTACGGCTTCGCAGGACTTTGCCCGTGCCAACTGCGGCGCACCTTGGCGACTGCCAACTGCTGCTAACTTCACAGAGCTGTTTGCAAACATCGAGTACATTGATGCACAGGGTAGCGTAATTGCTTCTTCTACTGCTGACAAGCGCACGACGATGAGTGGTATTACTGGCTTGCGTATTCGTTCTACCGTGAACGGTAATATTATTTTTATCCCCAGCTGCGGCAGCGGCAGTGGCACGTCTTGGAGCAGCAGCGGCGGTGGCGGTTTCTACTGGTCTTCTTCGTTAGGCTCCTCCACGAGCGGTCGGAACTTGTTCTTCGGCAGTAGTAGCGTCAGCCCGCAGGACAGCAGCAGCCGCTTCGTCGGCTTTGCCTGCCGTCCTGTTCAGTAAATCATACCCCCGAACAAATAAAATGCAAACAAAATAGACCATTCACTCGGCGGTGCGTGCTACAAGGCCGCATCAAGCGGCCACAAAGCACGCGCCGAAGAGGGAATGAATCAATAAATATAAGACGGTATGACACTTGAAGATATACAGAAACTGGAACAGGCGCGTCAGTCAAAGGATAAGTATGGCGTGATTCATCTTTTGCGCGAAGCTAATTTCTGGCGTGCCTATGACTGGAGCGCATGGCTTATGACAAGCTATCCGATGGGAGAAGCCAATAAGCCGCTTAATGTGTCGGCAAAGCGTGCCAAGAACGGATATATCTCTGCATGGGTCGGCTTCCCTGTATCGTCCTTGCAGAAATTCGTGCCAGAGGATAAGTATGTGAGCTTTGAGCCTGTAAGCGATACGCAGATTGACGTGACCATAGAACTGACAGATGACATCCGCGAGGCGGAATATGACGAGATTCGGAAGGCGGTGGACGAATGGAAGGAGAGCCTGCCGCTCAACGACAGCAAGAAGAACCGTCGCGAGGGTCATGAGGCATCATCGGCACTGCCTCGGGCAATGCGCATGTCCGACATTCTGGCGCAAATCCTCGCGTTCCCGCTTGAAAGCAAGTCGCTCATCGACTGTCATGAGTTTATAAGAGACTTGCGCCGTCAGGTGTCGGCCATATTCTAATCGCAAATAAAGGATGGTTCAGTATGATTTACATAGGTTGTTCGTCCTGCGCCAACAGTGGCGCGGGAAAAACATAAGATTCCCGATGGTCTTGCATAGGGCAACCCCTTCGGACAGTCGTACAAGGAAACAACCGACAATTTTCTTCCCTTGCAGCGGCAACGGCAATGGCGCGTCTTGGAACAACCGCGGCGCGAACGGAAACTACTGGTCTTCTTCGCTCTACTCCGCCACGAACGGTCGGAACTTGAACTTCAACAGTGGTGGCGTCAACCCGCAGAACAACAACAACCGCTTCAACGGCTTCGCCGCCCGCCCTGTTCAGCACTCACTCCTGGACATCCTTTTTCTTTCCTCATGACGCACAACGATGAAAATGACTCGCGAAAGACTGTTGTATGACCTCTATGTGGCCTTCTACTCTGCCCGCAAAGGCAAGGGGAAACGCTCCTATGTGCTGAAATGGGAAAAGGACATGAAGGCTAACATGGAGGCGCTGTGCGACGACCTTATTACGCGCCGCTACCAACCGCTGCCGAGCAAGTGCTTCATCGTGGAATATCCGAAGAAACGCGAGATTTTTGCGGCAATGTTCCGCGACCGCATCGTGCATCACCTGTATTTCAACTATACGCACCAGCTATTTGAGCAGACATTCATACAGGACTCGTATTCTTGCATCAAGGGACGCGGCACGCACTATGGCATCGAACGCATAGAAGGTATGTGCCGAAGGGAGAGCCGAAACTGGCAGCGCAAGTGCTACGCCCTGCATCTCGACATACGGGGATACTTCATGCACATCGTGAGGAGCAGGCTGCTGGATATTGCCGTTGCATTGCTGAGGAAGATGGCCGAGCATCGCGTACCTCGCAGTATCTGCGCAAATACTGTGCAGTGGAAAGACCTGCTCGACATGGACTTCGTGATATGGCTGACGGAGGTTATTGTCATGCTCGACCCGAAGCAGAACTGTGTCATCGTGGGCGAACCGTCAAGCTGGAACGGTCTTGACAAAGCCAAGAGTCTGTTGCAGCAGCCAGACGGACGCGGACTGCCTATCGGCAATCTTACATCGCAGCTGTTCTCAAACGTATATCTTAACGTACTTGACCAATATGTCAAAAGAGAACTTAAATGCAAGTATTATGGCCGATATGTAGATGATGCGCTTATAATAGGCACAGACAAAGAAGCTCTTATTGATATGGCGTTCAAGATACGCAATTTCCTCGTTTCAGAGTTGGGGCTGGAGCTTCACATGGGAAAACTTGAAATATCGCAAGTCCACAACGGCATAGAGTTCCTGGGCAACTATATAAGGCCATGGCGCAAATATCTGTCGCATGACTCCATCTCTCGTATCGAGCAGAAGGTAGGAGAGCTTGACCTTAATCACCCCATGCGCGTCGTGCGTTCCGTAAACAGTTATCTTGGCATTATGCGGCATACGGCTTCTTACCGCGTAGCCAAACGTCTCTTTATGCGCGAGGGTTTCCTGCGTATAGGAGTCTTTAACCGCGATATGACAAAGTTTATTCCAAAACGCAAATATTTCAAACATCTAAAATCACACCTATGAACATCAAAAAGTATTTTGACGGCGACATCAAGGAGACTTGGGCTGTCGTGTGGAGATTCCTGCTTGTACTGCTTGCTATGGCAGCACTTGTGGGTATGCTCGTCCTGAGTACAAAGTATTAACAACGTGCAGAGCCTGTCCTGATTATGGGGCAGGCTTTATTTTCCGTTAGGCATCATCAGCAGACTGGTTCTAAACCGGAACATCTTCACCCCTATGAAGAGGGAGTCGAAGGCATCGGTGATGTCGGTGCGGTTCTGCAGGGGTACGCCGTCCTCGGTGTCGGCCCGCTTCTCGCCCGACTTGTCCTTGCTGATGGTCTTCTGCGTACCGTTGTAGCGCTCGCGTATCTCGGTCATCTGCATGGCGATGATCAGTGCCTCGTTGTTCACCTGGTTGATACGGATGCCAGGAGCGGAGAACCCGCCCAGGGATTCGTTGATGATGCGCCACTTGTCGTGGTGGAGCATGGGCGTACCCATATCCACGCCCACCACGTCCCAGCCGAACTTGCGCAGGTCCTTGATGATGGTGTCCTTGAAGTCGTCGCTTTTCTCAATGGCATAGCCACGGAACTTTGCGGTGCTGTCGTAATAATAATATACGGTACGGTTCTTGGCGCGGTGCGGGGCGTAGTAGCGGTTCCAGTCCTCCATGAGGGCGTGTATCTTGCGCTCATAGAGGGCATACATAGAACCGAGCACACACAGACACTCTATGCCGTCCCTGCGCTGCATCTGCCCCGTCACCACGGAGGTGATGTTGGCGTTGTAGTCGAAGGCGATATGCAGGGGCAGGGCATCCTCCACGTCGCCGTCCTGCGTGCAGTCGTCCACCTTGCCCAGACGGGCGAAGTCGTAGGTCTCGTAGTCCTCCTTGTACTTCATGCCGCTCTTCACGTACTCGCTGGTGGCCAGGTGGATGCTCTTGTCGATGCAGGGCGCGTCGTCGGGTATGTAGCCGTGTACGTTCTCTATGTCGAGGTTGGTGTAGAAACCCTCGTTGGCCTTTGCCTTCTTCTCGTTCAGGATTGATACGGAGAACAACCCAGGGCTCAAATCACGATACATAGAAGCTATATATTCAAAGCCCACTACGTCGGCATTGTCCAGCGTCGAAGCCCGCCAGCAGTAGAACGCCCACGAGCGCAGCTGCTGGATGCGCTTCAGATAGGCATTGTTCGGGATGTTCAGCTTCATCATCGCCAACTGGTCCTGCTTTGTGATAAGGAACTTGCGGCTGTAGAGCAGCTCGCCGTCCTCTGCCGTCAGCAGCTTGTAGTTCACCAGGTAGTCCACAGCCCCCTTCGAGTCGGCCTTGTACTGTCGCGGGATAATCTTGTACGGTCCCTCGCGCCTGCTGACCGCCTCGTAGAGTGTTTCTATCTGCGCCTTCTTCTCGGGCGACACCTCAATGACGCGCCGGCCTTCTTTTTTGGCGTAGTAGATAAGGTCGTTGTACTTGATGACGTCCTTGGCAAACGCCTCCAGCTCCTCCTGAATCTGACGGTAGGTCATATCCGTGAACGGACCGAGCGAGGGATGCTCGTCCAGCTTCTCTTCTTCCTGCTCCAGCCAGCTTTGCTTCATGGTCAGTGCGGCATCGCTCACAAAGTACGTGCCGCAGTAGAACGGGTTGCCCTCCCTGCTGAAAGCCTTGTCGCCGAATGGGTGCGTCTGTCCGCTGATGGCAGGCATCAGTTCCTCGTAGATCTTTTGTTTCTTGGCAAAGCGGCACTCATCGAAGATGGCATGGTTGAAGGTGAATGAGTTGGAGCTCGCCACCTGCGCCATGCTTATCATCTGCCAGATGAAGCCGTTGGCAAACCAGATGGAGTCGGAGTAGTTGCGCATATTGGCAATGGGCTTCGGCACCCACGACGGCGGCTTGCCAGCCCCGTAGTGCGTCCCCTCCGTCAGGCCGTAGAAGCGGCTCATGGCGGTCAGGGCACCGGGTATCAGCTTGCAGTAGAGCTGGGCTCGCGAGATGCCGCCCCATGCACCCAGTCCCTGCGGCATTGACCTGCCCACCTGGAACGCTCTGTCCCCTATGCTCTCCGTCTTACCCACGCGGCGCGATGCCACACCCCGCACATCATGTGCCTGGATAATGTGGTTCATCCGCTGCGGACGATTCATATAAATGTCAACGCTGTCAGCCATTGTTTTCTTCGATATTTCGGAATTTCGTTATTTCGTCATTTCGACATTTCGTTATTTCGATTTTCTCCTTGCGAAGATGCACGGTTCCCCCGTCGCCATCGAGCACTCCATCCGGAACCCTGCCGCCTGCAAGTCATCAATATACAGCTTCAGCGGGTCGCCCAGGCCGCACACATACGCCTTGAACACTTCGCGCAGCCGTCCGTCGTCAAACTGCTCATAGCCTGCATCGCCCTCGTTGCACGGCTCATAGTCCCGCACAAAGGCCGACACCTTCTGCGGTACCATGAAGTCCCGCAGGCTGACTTTCGCCACCTCTACATCCGGCTGCAGACTGCTTGTGTCCGGTTCATCCTCCCAGTCATCCCAGTCCTGATTTTTCTTTCTCTTTGCCATATTTCTTTTCTTGTTTATTAAAATTCCTGCCGATAGCCGAACTGCTCCAGATATGCCGAGCACTTGAAACCCTTGCGAGGCTCGAAGTCGGGGAAGGCCATCGTGTGAAACAGGGCGCGGTTGTTGACCCAGTGCGTCACGTCCTTCTGCCACTGTGGAAACTCATGCACGGTCTTCATCGGGTCGCGGTAGGGCTGCGAGTGCGGGTAGATGCGCTGCGGCAGCTTCTTGCGGCGGCTCTCCTTCGAGCGCCACGACCAGTAGTCGATGCGTCCGTATGACTCCTGGAAATCGTCGTTGAGCATGATGTAGATGAAGTATTCGCCGTGATAGCCTGCGTCGTTCAGCATCTGCATGGCTCGCTCGCAGTGGGGCACCTGTGCCGTGGTGTCGCAGCCAAAGCGTATGCGGCGGTCTATCCACTTCATCCGTGCCATAAGGTAGGCAAACTCCTCGGTCATCAGTCGGGCGTCGATGGCTTGGTTGAAGTCCACGCGGTAGCCTCGGTCTATAATCTTGCGCATCTGCTCCTTGGCATAGTCGCCTGCGGCAATGATATTGTTATCCATCAGCACCAGCTTCTTCCTGCCCTCAATGGCTATCTCGTCCACGTCCATGTAGGGGTGAATGGCTCCCTCCTTGCGAGGCACAACGCACCACTTGCACTTGTTAGGGCAGCCACGGGTGAGGAATCCGAAGGCTGTGTCGGGCAGTATGTTCGGAAACATCGAATAGTCGGGCTGCAGGCGGTCTATCTCCGGCGGCAACGTGGAGTGAACGTCGTAGCCCGTGCCGCCAAACTGCCACTCACGGGTGCAATACTTGGTGCGGTCGAAGTCGGGCGAGAAGTTGAACACCTTCGATGCGTAGATCTTGTCGTACATCTTGTTGCCCATCGGCTCCACGTTGCCAAAGAGGTCGAGTTGCACGGGGCCTTTCACCGGCTCTGCCCACTCCACAGTGTCGCCCTGCTGCTTGTGCCATCGGGCTATCTTGCCCAGTGCGATGTTCGGGTGAATGGTGCCGCCACACAGCTTCTTCCTGGCGTGTCCGTCCACGTCTATCAGCCCTATCAGTTTATTCATCTCTCCCATTCGGCCATGCATGGTCGCTACTTCTTCAATTCCGTTTTCAGCATCTTCAGCACCCCGTTGGCCACAACCTTGCGGGCGTTGTCCTTCAGTCGGTAAAGCATGTGTGTCATCACTACGGTCAGCGCATCTATCTTGTCGAGCACCGACGCTTCCTGTTCGTCGCATAGTTCCAACAACTGCTCTACAATGATTGAAACTCTCTGAATCTTTTCGTCTGTCATATCGCCTATTCAATTCGTGTAATTCGTGGCCCTTAAAACTCGCCTGCTTTGACTGTCTTTTTCTGTCGTGCCTTTTCTTCCTTCACTGCTTCCGCGAGGTCGCGCTTCAAGGCTCGCAGTTTCTCGAAAGTTTCCTGTGGTGTTCGGGGACAGCCGTGCATCCACGATTTGAGGTTTGGCGTGTCAAAGCCAAACTCCGAAGCATCGCAGATGTAGTCCTGCCATTCGTAGTATTGACGCTCAGTCACGCTGTTCTCCACACAGTAGATGATGTCGTCCATGTTGATAGTGAAGCATCCGTCATAGTCGTACACGCCGCCCACTTCGTCGCCAATCCAGTAGCCGTAGTGCCCGTCGAGATCCCACATCTTCAGCAACTCGCTCAGGTAATCGTTGCACGCCTTTTCGTAAGCCGTGCGCAGTTGTTCTGTTTTCTTCATTGCTGTAACAGTATTACATTGTTTTTTCCTTCACGTTCTTTCAGTATCTTGTAATACTCGAATGCTATATGCCCGTGCTGGGCATGCAGCATGTCAACCCAGTTCTGGTTCAGGTCTCGTTTCTTGACGATATACATTGTCTCTTATTGGTTAAATGGGTCGTAAGTATCGGGTTCATCCGTGGGGACTGCGTGCTTCTCGCCATTCGGAGATGGGCTGGGGGATGGGCCATCTTCGTCCTCGTCCTCAGCCGGCACAAACACGCCGTCTTCGTTCTCGATGAACTCCTGTATGTCTTCCAGCTTCGCACCGATCTTCTTGGCAAACGCTCTCATTTCCTCGTCGGTGTAGTTCTGGCGGTCGGGCTTGATGATGCTGACGTCGCCCGTGATGTTGCGCTCTGCACCGGGCTTCAGCACGTCGGCGGGGTTCTGCTCGTCCTTGAAGTCGTTGTTTATCTTCTCCAGGTTGCGCTGTGCCTCCCGCATGGCGGTGACGTTACCCGTCTTGCGTCCGAACTGTATCAGCCATTCGATGTTGTCCTCGTACATCGCCCGCTGGATGTGGTTCTTCGACACCGCCAGGCGACCGACAAGTTGGTTCACCACATAGATGTCGTTGGCGATCTCCGTTTCCTTGCGGGCGCAGACCACGCCCCGCTCGTCGCGCCGTATGCCCAGCGCAGCCACCATCGCCTGAGCGTCCTCGTTACCCAGCTCGGCATTGGTTATCAGCGTCTGGTAGTCGCGGGCCGCGATGTTCTGCACCATGCGCCGCACATTGCTCGTCTTGTTCTGCTGCCACAGCATATACACCTCCAGGGCAAGCCGCGCACGGAACTGACCAGCCAGCGGCATGTGGATTCGTGTCAAGTCCACTTGCCCGTAAGTCCAGCTGACCACCTTGTCAATATATCCCTTTGATGGCTGGCTCATTTCGACATTTCGACATTTCGATATTTCGACATTTCGACATTTCGGGATTTCGAGATTTCGTCATTTCGGGATTTCGACATTTCGTCATTTCGGGATTTCGACGCCCTTTTTGCCTTTGCCTTGAAGTTCTTCTCGTAGTCCTCCCTTGCGGCATCCACGATGGGCCGATAGACCTTCGCTTCCTCCTCGCCCAGCAGCTCCACCAGGCGGGCATAGCGTTTCTCCATCGTCTCGATGCGCTGCTTCACGTTGGGCTTGTCCTTCCTTTTAAGATATCTGAGCAGTTCGGCCACCTCTTGTTTCTTCTTTTCTTCTGCCTTTATCTTGGCGGCATATTCAGGACTGTCCTGTTCGATGAGCAGCCTGACACGTGCGTCGATGGCGGGATTTTCCTTGCGCACCTTTTCATAGTACGGCCGGGTGATGTAGAGCACCTTCTCCATATCCACGCCCTTGAAACGGGACTTGAACTGCTCAATGTAGGGCTGGTCGATGCTCAGTCGCTTGTGCAGCACGGCCAGTTCGTCGTCTACTGCGGCATAGGTAGCCTCGTAAGCTGCCAGCGCCTCTTCGGCACGCTTGGCATATAATGCTATTTCTTCCTGCGTTCCGCCGCGATCAGCCAGCAGCTTGGCCGTCTGCGCCGCATCGCCGAATGCCGTGCGCTGTGCCCTCACATGGTCAATGCGTTCCTGCAGGTCCTTAGAGCATAGCCACTTGACCTCATGCAGTCTCAGCCTGTCTTCTTCTATCCGCTCCTGGTAGATTTCCCCCATGCTCATCGCCTGCGGCGCAGCAGTTGGCGCTGCGGGCTTTTCGTCATTTCGAGATTTCGACATTTCGGAATTTCGATCACCGCCCGCCTCGCCGAACAGCGATGGGTTCATTGCCGCTTCCTTGCGGCGCTTTTCTTCACGCTCCGCTGCCAGTTCGGCATTGTTCTTCTCGCGGGGCGCATCGCCGCTGACAACGACCTCCAGTCCGAGCAGCTTGGCTATGCGACGCCGCTTCTCGTTCTCGGGCGAGTGGTCGGGCAGCACCAGTGCTTCGCCCCTGAGTCGCGCAGCCACTTCCTCCTTGCTTGGCCTGCCACGGCGACGCAGGGGTGTGGATGGCGACACAAGGGCTACTGTCCGTCCGCTGGCATCGGTCATCACCAAACCGTCGGCCAACGCATCCTTTACCTTATCTATATATACCGGCAGTCGGCTGGTGCGCAACGCGAAGTCGCCGTAGCGCATGGCCTTCTCGCAGAAATCGTTGGCAAAAGGCCAAGCGCAAAGCAGACCGAACAGGTCCCTGACCCAGGGCAGCTCGTCAGCCTTCATCGGCTCCCTGCCCTTGCCAAGCTGCGCAATACGCTCGCCGTGCTCCTCTATGATTGTTGAAAACTCTTTCACCCACCGTGTTTGCTCCTCCACGGTCAACTCCTGATAAAATCTCTGTGCCATAGTCTTTATGATTATTGATTTCTACGGCAAAGGTAGTGCATTGTCCGTGAAGCAAACGGACAATATCCTACCTTTGCCGTAGAAACATTAACAGACACGTATATGGCAAACAAAAAGAAATCAGCAACTGCCGCGCCCGTCAGCCATCCTAACATCACGACGGTGCATAGCCGGCAGGAGTTTGAACGGGAGGCGCAGCGTCTTCGCAGCGCAGGGTTCATCGAGGTGCCCGGCTTCCTGGGAAATAACAACACCGACGGCATCCATGCCGACTATGGCGACTATATCAGTGCATCGCTGGAATGCGAACAGAACGTTGCCGGCAAGGGCATGGCAAAACTGCCGCTCCTCCACGTTTCAAGCGGCGGGGCCATCCCCGTCAAGGCTCAGAACGGCTACGAGGGCAATATGATGGCTTGGGGCGCAGGCAACAAGACACCCAATGTGGTCAGCTTTCTCTGCTCCCTGCTTCCCTACACGGCCGCTGCCCTGAAATTCAATATCGACATGTGCTGCGGCATGGGACCGCGACCCATGTACGCCTACTCGCAGTACGTCGGCGGAAACATCACCCCCAAGATGATCCCATACAAGGATGCCGGCATCCTCCTGAAAGGCTGGATTTGCGACCTGAAACGCGAACTCCAGCAGCTGGAAAACGACGAAACATCGGAATCCCGACCATCGACATCTCGAAATCCCGAAATCTCGGAATCTCAAAATGTCGAAACATCTCTCGCCGACGACCTGGGCAAGCAGATTAAGTCCCTTGAAGCGGAATATACCGTCTGGGAGCAGACCCTTGCCGAGGTAAAAGCCTTCCTGGACAACAACAACCTGTTGCAGACTTTCCAGCAGCTCTATTCGGACATGCTGCAGTATAACATCTGCTTCCCGGAGTTTGAGCTGCAACAGACTTACCTGGTAGAGACTACCAACGCGCAGGGCGGCACAACGAAGAAGCCAGTCCCTGCATCGCAATGGTCCCCGAAGATTGTGGGACTGAAGTGGCGCAACGCCAAGACCATGCGACTGGAACAACTCACACCCCAAAACCGCATAGAACATGTATTCATCAGCAATCAGTGGCTTTCATCGCCCGAACAGACCAACATTACGGAGAACAGTGATTTCAAGGTCGATGCGCTTCCCGCGCTCAGTTACCAATCTCCAGCAGCCGACATGGAGCGGCTCGCTCGAAACGCCCGAGCCGTTAATGCTGGCAAGAATGCCCGACCCACTCATGTAGTGATGCCGGTCATCTACAACCAGTACGGCCATCCTTATTATCCGGTGTCTGCCTGGTACTCGATATTCAGCGGCGATGTCTACACCTATGCCTCGCTGCTTATCGCAGACCGCAAGAAGCGTCGTGACAATGCCAATGTCATAGGGCGCATCCTGTACCTGAACGACGAGTATATGCAGCGCCTCTATTATCAGCGGTCCTGCACCACAGATGACGACAAGAAGAAGCTCTTCAACGAGGTCATATCCTCCATCAACCAGTTCCTGAAGAACCGCGACAACATGGGCGAACCGCTGCTGGCCTATACCTTCAAGGATGCAGACGGCAAGGTGTATAAGTCATGGGAGATTGTCGAGGTGGAGGAGAACAACAAGTCGCAGGCGGAGGCCAACAAGGAGGAACTGGCCGAAATCTCCAGCATCATCCTCTTTGCCTGGGGCGTGGACAGCCAGCTCATCGGCAATACCCCAGGCACCACCACCCGCAGCGGCGGCACCGACCTGCGTGAGCGCTATCTTCTGAAGCAGATCAACATGAGCACCATACAGTCGCTCGTATTGAACGCGCTCAATGTGGTCAATACACGCAACGGATGGGACACTCACCTGACGTGGCAGATCAAGAAGGAAGTATTGACCACCCTCGACAACAGCAAAACCGGCCTCACCGAATCAGAAAACAATTAATTCATCGAAATCTCGAAATCCCGAAATATCGAAATCTCGAAATCTCGAAATATCGAAATCCCGAAACAACAAAATCTCAACCATCATGCTAATCACCGACATTAAAGAGCTTCGCCTCTGTTTCCCCACACATGCCATCGACAGTATAGAACCATATACGGGCTTCATCGACAACTCCGAGCATGAGTTCCTGATGCCACCGCTCGGCCAGCCACTGTATGAAAAGCTCTGCGACTGGTACGACGACAATTACAACACCATGAGCCCGACGGACGGCAAGGACGTGGGCTACTACAACCGCCTGCTGCTGATGGCACAGCGCTGTGTGGCGTTTGATGCCATGAGCCGATCCATCGACCAGCAGTCGATATCCATGAACAACGCAGGCGTCAATATGAGTCTTGCCGACGACTATAAGCCTGCCGACGGAGATGCGATTTCCCGTGCCAAGAATGCCTACGTCAAGGAGGCGCACGCTTCGCTGAACCGCCTGCTCTATGCACTGGAGCAATGGACGGCCTTGTGTCCGGCGCCGGAAGACGTCACTACCGATACGCAGGAACTCTACGAGATTGTCAGCTTCTGGCGCAGCAGCCGCTACTTCTACCTCGCCGCACAGCTGCTCATCCCCAGCGCCGTGGTGCTGCAGGAGTACCTGAACATCTACGACAGCCGCGAGAAGTTTATTCAGATGCTGCCCGACCTGCATTTTATCCAGGAGGAACAGATAGCCCCTGCCATCGGCGAGGACTTCACGGAGGTGATTATCGGCATGCAGATTTCCGGCGGCACGAAGCGCGATGCCACCGCCGCATACGCCTCGCAGCCGAAGTCACTGGCCGACGATGCCAAGATAGACCCCATGCTGCGTCGCCTGCTGCACAAGCTGCGCAAGATCATGGCAACCCTCCTCGAAAGCCGCACGTCGGTCATCAGGGTAGAGAAGCAACGTAAGATAGACGCCAGGGACGAGGGCGTGCGTCTTATCGGGCAGTTTCGCGTCTATTGCCAGCAGCATCAGGATGACATCCTGCTGGCACTCGGACTGCCGCAAAGCGTACTGGAGGACATGAAGGAAGGCAAGACGCAGCCGGCCGACTTGCAGGCGGACTATCCGCAAGCCTATGCCTACTGCATCAGTCCGATGTTTGTGCCATACCCGGCACCGCAAGCAGAAGCAGACGACGGTGCAAATAGACCGCATCAGTGCCGCGCCGCCGACTTCAACAGTCCCGACATGGCCCTCCATGTCACCATGCCATTGCTTTAACCCTCGAAATCTCGAAATCTCGAAATCCCGAAATGTCGAACCATCGAAATCTCGAAATCATCAAAACAATGTTTAGACTTGACAATATCCTTGAACGCTGGGCAGAGATCTACGATCGCCTGTCGCACAACGAAGCAACGCACAAGACGTTCTGTCGCATCGGCATGATAGATGCGCAGAGTTACTTTGTGCGTAACTACAACATGATGGACCGCTACGCGATGGCATACGCCACGCACGTCAATGCCGACATGGTACAGCAGAACCCCAATGCCATCACTTACCGCCACGTCATTTACTTTCTTGTCAAGCAGCAGAACGCGCAGGGCAAGAACGACGTCACCGACGAGGATGCCGCCACCGAGGCACGCTTCCTGACAGACGACATGGTGCAGGACCTGCTCGCCGTGCTAAAAGCCATGAAGTCGCTGGTTAACGGTAAGTCCCTTCCGCAGGAACTGATCAAACCTGAAGCCACCGCCATCAGGGAGTTCGTCGAGCAGACCGCCGCAGACCCCCAGTATCGCGAAGGATTGCGCGGACTACAGCTCGAACAGGCGAATTGGGGTACACTGCCCGTACAGATATCGGGCTGGCAGCTCTGCGGCTTGACCATCGAGCAGGTTGCGCCACGACTGCTGTGCATCAACTTGGAACGATACGTCAAAGGTGGTTGAAAAAAGCATCGAGGCGCCTCAGTTTCAAGATTGAGGCGGCTGAGTTTGCAAATTGAGGCGGCTGAGTTCGCAAATTGAGGCGGCTGACCCGAAATATCGAAATCTCGAAATGTCGAAATAACAACAAAGAAAAACTATGGCAACAGTTATTGCAGGCAACGAAGGTAAGGCGCTATTCCCAATGCGCTACATCGCCGACTTGTTCAAGGAACAGACCTTGCAGCAGCTGCAGATTAATCTGATGACGCAGCGCATCTGGCCCTTCGAGGTATATCCTGGATACCGTGTGCGCAACGAGCGCCGTAAGTTGCTCGGCGGATGGGTATCTACGGGCGAAGGCGCCAAGTCGTTTGAGGGCACCGTCATAGAGGCTGACGAAAACACGGGTATGGTCACGATGTCGTTTCGCTATGATGATTATATGCAGTATGTGGATATCGGTGTCGGCGCGTGGGGAAAGGCAGAGGATATTGACCGTAGCCGTAAGGTGCGATACCGCAACCGTTATACAAACTGGCAACCAGGCGGAGGCAAAACACACCGCCCCGCCATACAGCCCGAACTGAACCACTTGATGACACGACTGGAAGATTACGTCGGCGACTTCTATGGCAAACGCTACGAGTTCAAGATGCTCGAAACCTTCCAAGACCTCACGCTGTTCGTGGGCTAACAGTAAACAGTAAACCGTAAACAGTAAACAGTAAACCAAAAAATATGGCAACGAAGAAAGAAGTCATCATAACCTGTAACGCCACTAACGTCAAGGCTGTCATCGAAGGTCTTGAACGTGGTATGGCAGCACTCGCCAAAGAGGAGGAAAACCTGCTTAACGTCATCAAGCAGCGAGGATTTGCTGAGAACGACGAGAAGAAGCGCCTGAAGGAACTGGAGAAGGCGATGGATGCCATGCGCACCAATATACAGAAGAACCGCGAAGAACAGAAAAAACTCGGCGAGGTGATGAAAGACCTGGCTGGGGCTAAACTGAAGGATCTGAAAAAGGCACTGCAGGAAGGTAAGACGGCTCTGAACAATATGTCAGAGCGCGACCCGAAGCGCAAGCAGCTGGTGGATGACCTGAAGCGTATTCAGGCGCAGATCGACAAGAATACGGGTGCAACGAATAAACTGAACCAGGCTAACAAGGGTCTTTCGGCAACGCTTGCCACAACGGCTAAGAACCTGGCTACGTATATGATTGGCTTTGCCGGATTCAACAAAGTCAAGGGTATGATTGAAGATGTTTTCAAGGCTAACGTCAGACTGTCTGACAGTCTTGCCAACATCCGGAAGGTGTCTGGATTAAGCAGTGAAGCCATAAATCAGCTATACCGTAATCTCACGCAAATCGACAGTCGTAACACGCTCGAGACGCTGAACCAGTTGGCTTATACGGGTGCGAAGTTGGGTATCGGACAGAACTATGGCGTGGCGGGCCTGACGGGCTTCGTAAAAGCCGCCGAACAGGTGCAGATGGCGCTCGGCGAAGATATGGGAGAAAAGGCGCTGCCAGAGCTCTCCAAAATGGTAGAGGTGATGGGACTGATACCCAAGTACGGCGTGGAGCAGTCTATGCAGAAAGCAGCATCTGCCATCTTCCAACTTGGTGCAACATCTACCGCAACCGGCAGTAATATCGTAGAGTTCTCCAAACGTCTGATGGGTCTTGCCAACGTGAGCCGTATCAGCACACAGGACTTGTTGGCGCTCGGTTCTGCTTCTGACGCAATGGGATTGATGCCGGAAGTCAGTGCAACGGCCTTCAACAAGTTGTTCACATCTATCCAGCGCCAGCATAACTTGATAGAGGAGTCGCTTGGCATGGAGAAGGGGCGCATAAAGGAACTATATGACGAGGGCAAGACAATGGACGCTATCGTCGAGATCTTTGAGCGCATGAACCAGAAGGGAAACCTGAACCTGCTCGGCTCTATCTTCAAGGATTTGGGCAGCGACGGTGCCCGACTCGTCAACGTGATGGCTACGATGGCGGACCGTGCCGACATCCTGCGCAAGCATCTGCAGACCAGCCGCGACGCCTTCAGGGAGGGAGAAGCGGTCATCGGTGAGTACATGATTCAGAACCAGACGGCCGCAGCTTTGCTTGAACGCGCCAGCAATCTTTGGGCCAAGGCA